GGCCACGATTTCCTTGGCCAGGGGTTCGGGGCCCTTTGCGATCAAAGCTTCCGTAGTGGGGCTTTCGCCGTCAATGAGGATTCCTTCCACCCCGGCCAAGCCCCAGCGGAGGTACAAATTCTCGATCTCCTGGCCCAGGAGATTCGCTTCCACCTTTTCGCCGAACTCACTGCCCGCTTCCAGATATTCCAATTTTGGAGCGATCTCCCGAATGCTATTACAAAGCTCCACTCGCCGCCCGAAGGACATGCGGTGAATAGAGAACCGGACGCCAGGAAGAGTCCGCGACGGGATCGCCCTGCTGCTCTCGTAGTTGACCACCGCCGGGGATGGGGGCGTGTAGGTAACGCCACCGCATAACTCAGCCAAACGCGACAAAAAGCTCATCGTTCATCACTCCTTGGGCGCGGCAGTTTACGAAATGCCACTGTTGCCGCTTATCGCTGTCATCGAACTCGGGAACTTCAGGAATCACGTTAGTCATGTAGAGGCCGAACATCTGGCCGGACTGTTGCCCCAGTTGCAGCATCACCGCGATCGGCGATCGCAGCCGCGCGGCCTGATACAAACCTGGCGTTATGGAATCGTCTTGCTGGTAAAGGCTGAATTCCACGGAGACGTTGCGACTTCCTGGGCTGATGCCGCGAGCCAGCAGCGATCCGAATTCACTGCTTCTTAAATCGAGGTCGTTATTGAACGTCAACTGAGCCTTGGTGACGGTGAAGAACTCGGCTGACGTGCTGCCCATCCATACCTCGCCCAGGTGTCCCGGCACCAGCGAGTAGGTCAACGGGGCGGTCGCCGGTTCCACCGGGAACGCGGTCATGCCCCCTTGACCACTCTGATAGCTGGCGCTGTCTAAGACATCGCAAGCGGCGCCTGAAAAGGTGAACTCATGAAAGTCCCCGTTCACCATCAGCTTCACTTCGTTCACCGCCGCCCCATACATCAGCCGCTGCACCGCGGTCGAGGGACTCCAATAGTCGAAGACGCTGACGCTGGGCAATTCGCTGGCCGGCTGATAGGTGGCAGTCGCGGTCATAGCCGATCCGTTTCCCGTTGTCACCGCGAACGGCGCATTCAACTGGACTGTCAAGACATCCACCACGGTCGTCACAAAGCGGATCTCTCCCCCGGAGCTAACCGCCTGTCCTACTGCCAGATTATGGGGACCGGTAAAGGCAACTTGCACGCCGACCGCGGTATTCACTGTCCCGCCACCCCACATCATCGGAGCCGCGCCGAAAGCGGCCTGAACCAAGGGACCGTAAGCGGGCTGTTGAGTCGTGTCCGCCCAGTTCGTCAGGTAGGTTCTAAGTCCAAACGAAGTGGAGCTCTGCAACTGGCTGGGATCTCCAAGAAACGTTCTTGTGCCCGTTTTGTCTTTGCGCTGGCCCTTGTGGACTCTGTATTGCGCAGTCAGCTGGACCGCGGGAATGCGGTTCGCCGCGGTAACACTGGCGGCAACACCGTAGGCCGCTTCGATCGCCACATAAAAGCGATTGTCGTTGGATGAAATGTATGACATGTTTACCCTATTCTTCGCTGATGTCGACTGTAAAAGTGATCTTGGCGATCTGCAGGAAGTTCCGGCCGCCATGTTTCACTGGGCCGTAATTTACTTCGTATCCACCGTTATAGGAAACGCCGCTGCCCCAGTCTCCCCGGTTCTGGTCCAGCACCATGGTGACGGCATCGACGTATAGCTGCGAAGTAGTTTCGAGGCCGTCCAGCCGGTCTTGCGATACACGTGATTCAATCACCATATGCGCGTCTCCGGAAAACGTCCGGAATTTCTCCCGTTGCAGATTATTCACTGAGCCGCAGTAGACGTTCAGGATCGGATACTGCACAGCCTTACTGCGCTCCACGATCTCAGACGAGACATTTTCCGCCGTCACTTGAGCCGCGGTAAAAACCGGCGGCTGAACACCGTTTAGATCGGCAATCTCGGTGATTGTGGCCGGCACCCCTGCGGGCGAAGTCAAAAGCGCGAAAAGTTGGTTGGTCGCTAAGCTGCCTGCTTGTGCCATCGTTAGCCTCGCTGAAGGACCCGGTCTTCCACGACATACCAGTCGGGAGTCTGTCCGGTTGGCAGCGCAACCCCTACAAAGACTCCGCTAAAAGGCAGCAGCCATTGCGTTTGAAGCGCGTTGGGGGCGCCATTTTGTAGCGTTGGATCGTCGGGTGTTAGGCCGACATATACGTTCCACCCGGTGGCGTTGGTTGGTTGATTCGCAGGAGTTACTACCAACTGTGTGCCGTCCACCGTCGTAAGGGCGGTAACGTCACTCGGGGCGCCTTCCTGTCCCGCTAAATTCAACCACGTTACACATACGTAGAACGTGTTGCCAAGTTGCGTTCCTTCACTAGCAAGGAGCAGCGGGGCGGTTGCTTGAGGAATAGGATCGAACATCAAGCCAATGCCGATTTCGTAGGCCAGTTCCGCCGCCGCATCCGCACGGACCTGATATTGTAGCCATTTTCCTTTATAGCGATCGTTCAGCTGATTGTTGTAAGCGTCTTCATAGGTTAATTCAATCGATTTCAAGGCGTGCCATCTTTGGATGGGATCGGTAACCACGACGTCGGAGACGCCAAGCACCCGCCGCGCCGAAACCGTTTGGAAGATGTAGGCCAGGTTGCTCAAGTCTCTGGGTGTTTGTTTCAGCAGGTAACTGAGCAGCTCGGCGCCAATTTCATCGGCGGCGAGAGACATCTTGTCATTGAGATCGATCTGCTCCACGCTGGCCACGTTGAGAAGACTGCTCTCATAACGTGTCAAGTCCTGCAGAGTGTTGAGTTCTCCGTCGGTAAATAGCGCCATGGCGTGCTCTCCTACTCCTGCAAGGTCCGAAGTGTCTCTTTCATTGCTTTCAGGACGGCTTCATCCAGCGCCCTGGTCTCGGCTCCGCGCGGTGCAGGGCGGATGGATTTCAGGAATTCGGCTGCCTGCTCGGGACTGGCGAGTTGCGCGCGCCCTTCAATCACCAACCGCGCGGCCGCCTCGCGGTTCACCTCTGTCAATCTCCCGGCCTTGCCACCGTCGGCCGTTTCCAGGCTCACCACGACGACGTGCGCATCCGGTATCTGACTCTCCAGTTTGCGCATTTTCTGATAGTACAGTTTCAAATCCATGGCTGTCCTTTCCCTTGTCATTTGAAAAGCGCAGGCCTGCCTACTCTACTTAAAATCGTGTAAAGTAGGCGTGGTCGCCTGCGCTTTTTGGTTTAGCTACTTCTCAAGTCACCCTAAGACTAAGCGTTAACCTGAACGGCGAAGTTGTTGCGCAATACCGCGCATCCATACAGCACGTCGACGGTGAACTGTTGGGCCAGTGTATTGGGCTGATAGCTCATCACCACACGGATTCCGAAATTGCCCATCTCGGCGTATTCGGCGATCGCGCCGGTACCGGGCAGAGGTTGCGGCAAACGCCTTACTACCAGACCAATGGCGTCCTTCGTGAAAGCGAGATCGTGCGTGGTTACCGGACCGCTCCCGGTGTACTGCACAAACTGCGACCGGAAGATGAAGAAGTCTTTCATCTTGCCGACAGTTCCATCGACCAAGGCGTGCAAGCCGGCCTCTCCGGCCGTGTAAAATTCGCTGAACCGCGGAATCTGACGCAGGGCGGAATAACCCTGGGAATCGACAATCAGATATTTCGACGCGCTGGACGGAACCTTGGCCGCGAACAGCGCCGTTTCAGCAGCGTCTATAACTTCCTCTGTAAGGGGCGTGGCCGTTGTTCCCACGGGCACGTTCGAAGTGAATTGCGAGTACAGAGACAGCAGGCTGGTCTCGATGGACTCCGCTATCGCAACCACGGCGGGCTGCATATAGAGCTTTAACAGGTCTGGAACCGCCAGAACCTTGGTGACATCCGGAATCTGGAAGGTCGCTTCAGCATGTGTGTTGAGCACAATCTGCGCGTTTCCAAGGTTCGGATTCTGGGTCTGAACCGTCCCGCCTTCCGCGATGTTGTTAGCAACCAAAACGGGAGGGATCGGCACGTTTACCGTGTCGCCCGCCTGTGCCAGTGTCGGCTCATAATCACGATTTACCAGGTTGCCCATGACCAGGTTGCCCATAAGAGCGGGCAATGCATCTACGGCTACCAGTTTCACGATTGCATTCGCTACATTTGCTGATGTAATTGATGGCATCTATTTTTTGTCTTTCTTTCGCTTTGTCTTTTCTTCCCGGCTAACAGCCGTTTACAGGCCTCGCATGCTCTGACTTGCCAGACGCGAGATCTCCAGGCGTACTCTTTCCAGGTCTTCAGCGCTCATGCCCGGCCGAATCTTGTCAATATCGAAGCCGCCCGGGCTCGGCGCGGGCTTCTGTACCGATCCCATACCTGACCCCCCGGAAATGCGCGCGGGCAGCAGTTCCGGGTTATCATTGACGAACTGCGACAGGTACTCTTTCATCGATTGGGGACCGTTTTCCGATTGCGCCGTATAGCGCCCGTCATCGCCGCGTTTGATGTCGTCCCGCACGACCCGATAAGCCAGGTCTACTTTCGCAACCCCTAGCTTCTGCAATTCCGCTCTGATGGCCGAGCCTCGTTCCGCCTCCTCCGCCGCTTTGCGGGAGCGTTGGTTCTCGTTCACCAGGTCGTTCATGCGCTGTTCCAGCTGCTCGCGCCGCTTGCGCTCCTCCAGCAGCTCCACTTTGTACGCCGGCTCGGCCTTAGTCTGCTCGGCCCGGACGAACTCTTCAATCGCCCCACGTATGATCGCGCGCAGGTCCGCGCCTTCAAGCTTCTGATCTTCCATAGCTCTCCTTCAGTTCTGAAACAGGCCTCTGGGCCGGTCCCGCTGGCTATGCCGCGTCTAACTCTCGGACAATTTGGTCTTTGATGTCCTGCCGGACATCGCATAGATATTTCAGAGCCAGCTTCTTGAATACCTGCTTCTTCAGCGTGGGAGAATTCATACCCATGCCAAGCAAGCCTTGCGCGTCGGAGAGTTCGGAGCCAAAGTCTCCGATATCGAACTCGTCCATACCGCAGACGTCGATTTGGAGGCCGTCTTCCCGGGCTAGATTGATCGCGGTAAGAACCCGCGTCATACTCTCCTTGACTTCGTCGCCGTAGGCGCGTAACACTTCGTTAGTGATGGCGAAGTCGCGTTGTTTACTAACACCCGACTGACCTTTTCCAGAGGGCAGCTCCCCTCCGGCCTGGCTCAGATAGCACACCCGGTATATCTCGCCTTGCAGCCGCGTAAGATTCTGGCCGGCGATATCGAAGACCTTGCCTTCCGGCTCGGTCCACCCGAACTTATCTTGAGGACCCAGTTGGACGTAATAAGATTCGCCCATGATCTGGTTCCAGTCCCGTTCCGAATAGATCACCGGCATCGCGAACAATCCCATGGTCAAGGCCCAAGCCAGCGCATTCGACTTATTGAAATGTTCCAACTGTAGCAACCCCGCCCGGTTCATCAGCCACAGCCCCTCCATCACTTCCAGGTCGAACAAGGGCACGCGTTGGTTCCGGGCCAGGCCATGACGCCCGGAGGCCGTCATGCGGACCTCGCCTTGGCCTTCGTGCTCCCCCGTGCGCTCGTAGAGTTTGTAATTCTCGCGATCGTAATACGCCCATCGTGTTTCCCGTAGCCAGTTGGCATCCTCGATGTTCGGCTTCCGCAAGCCGCTGGTACGCAGCACCACCCACTCGTAATTCCCGTACTCGTCGTAACTCCAGTTAATAAGATCGTCGGCTGAGTAACCCACCAGATAGGCCCGCGACGTTCCCTGCAAGTCCTCCTCGGCGCGATTCCCGGCCGGCGCCCGGCGCGGAAAATCGACCAGGATGTGACTCTTGCCGAGGATCAGCGCCTGGATAAAGCGCGCCCGGAAGAACTCGGTTAGATTCGTCCCTTTAAGGTCGCAGTCTTCGGTAAAAGTGTTGAAGAACTGGCGCGCGTTCTCGTTCGTTCCCTCGAAGGAGAACGCTGGTTCACGCCGAAACAACGTCGCGGTGTACCAATCGATGATCGACCCCACATAATTTTCGTAGAAGACCCGGATCAGTCTCTCGCCATAGACATCGGCCGGCTCTTTTTGACGCCTGACCAGATAGCGATCGGCGTTGCATTTGAAGTGTTCCCCGCCAACATACATGTCCTGGTACTGCCGCCAGAGCTCCCGCCTGTTGGCGTAGTCCGGATGCTCGCGATTGATGTCAAACACTCGTCAATTCCTCGTTTCCTTCCTAACCCGCCTACCAGAACAGCCGCTTGCTTTGGCCGCCTACCGATGGCTTCTCCCGGAATTCCTGCCACACCAGATATCCAAGGGCATCCGAGAGGTGCGTCCGTCTGGGATCTTTGTCCTTGTCGATAATCACGCTGTCCGGAATGTAAGTCACCTCTTCGAAGTCTGTGATCAATTCCTTGCACCTCGGCGAAACCAGCAGGTGACTTTCACCGCTTTCCGAGAGTAGCTTGGAGTTCACCAATTGGATTCGTTCCCGAACCGCGGGATTGCTGGGAGGCACCTTTAGCTGCGCCCGCTGGTAACCTTCCCGCCGCAAAAAGTCCGCAATGATCTTGTAGTCGGTGGTCCCGGCGCTTTGCAGCCGGCATCCGGTGGCATCTCCGTAAACCACCAGGCCTGCCTGATGATTCGGGAACCGCGCCTGGAATTCCTCACACGCGTTCAGCGTGCTGGCCCGGTGCAGCACAATCTCATCCAGAACCCTTAGTTCGCCGTCTTCTCGTTGCGCGATAAGAGAGCACATCGGATCCACATTGAAGTCCAGTGTCCAGAACAGCGGCAGAAACCGGTCCAGCTTGATTTCCTTTACATTGCGTTCCCGATCAAATGCCGAATACACCGCGCCGGAATTGATATTCACATAGTCTCCCTGTACTTCCTGCATGAACAAGCGTTCGTCATAGCTGCTTTTCAGGCGCTCGTAGAAATCCGGAATGGAATCCAGCAGAAACCTGTTTTCATAAGGCCGGGCCCGAACCACTTCGTAGCCCGGAATCGGCTCGCGGATGAACCTTTTGTAGACCCAATCGAAACCGTTCGGCGTCCAAACTCCGAAACCGCACAGTTGCTTTGCGTCCAGATCCCTTAGCCTTCCCTCCAGCCTCAGCCAAGCTTCCTCACTGGTATAGGTCAACTCGTCGATTCCAAACCAAGCCAGATTTGTTCCACGCAGCCATTCGAATTCGTTCACCGCCCGGAATAAGATCTTCGATCCGCTGTCCTTCATGGTCATCACCGACTCCGACTTGTTAAAGTCGTAGGGAATATCGTTGGCGCGCAGCAGCCCGGTAAAGCTCGTCAGAGTTGCATCGCGCAGCATGGGATAAGTCGGCGCCCCGATAAGGCCCAAACGCCCTGGGTTTATATAACTAAGCCGGATGGCTTCCTGACATAGGGCCTGACTCTTGCCAGAACCGATGGGACCGGAAAACCCCTTGAATCGAGCCTTGGAATTGTGAAACTGTTGTTGTGACGCTAGCTGACTATACTCAATCTTCCGGTGAAGGATTTCGGTATCCGGTCTATCCACGTGATTTTGATCTCCCTCGGTGGCACATGCTCCTCTAACTCACGCGCGAGTTGCGTCAGCCGAACAAAGTCGGCCACCGTCACCTTAACCGGCACATCTATTTCGATCTTCTCGATTTTCTCGAGTAATTTTAAAATGCGGTCCCTGCGGGTCTCCTTAGCGGCTTCTTGCATCCCTTTACGACTGTTTTTCGCCATAAGCACTCAAAAAATGGGGCGCCCCACTTGGGGTGCCCCGAACAACCTCTTCCTGTCATGAATGTATATCGCCCCCCCGAAAGGCCGTCATCGACGGTCGGCTAACTGGCTGAAAATAGAGCAAATATCAAGAAAATAAAACTGTGATCGACTTTGCGGAACTCGCGCCGTCACCCCTTGGACTGTTTTGCTCCCACTTGATTTGGGCCTTTTAGCGATTATTTAAAATCCCTTTCAAGATTTATTTATGAAGGAATCCACATTCTTTCGGATAGTATGGCCCACGGAGAATGGCTAAATGCACGAAAAGCAAGTGCAGTCCACTGAAAAAGGCTGAAAGGTGTATGACGAATCGATCAATGTTCCGCTCTATATAAGCGTCTCCGGCCAGAAGAATACCTTCACCGTACCGTATGTCTGCTCAAGCGTCGATATCCTGCCGCTCCTCTACACTCTGGCGCTAGGTGGCGAAACCTGGCACACCAATAGCGAGGACACGATCTACTACCGAAGATCATAGCGAGGAGCAAGCCTTGGCAGGCATTGAGGCGGCGCTTGCGGATCTGGAACGAGGCGACCCCTTTGCCGAGGTCGCCGAGCGTCAATCCGCCGGTAAAGGCAACGGTGGAGATTTAGGGCAGTTTCCCGCCGGTCACATGGTTCAAGATTTCGACGACGCCATCCGCGCCCTGGACCGGCCAGCGTAGCGGCATTTTCACGACACCGTTCGGCTTCCGTATTGCCGAGTTGCGCGTTAAGACACGCGCCGGCCCGGCCAGTTTCGACGATGTCAAGGCGGACATCGAGCGGGTCCTCTCCTTCAGTAACCAGCACCAGGCTTACGCCCGAGCGGTGGCGCAACTTCGCTCCCGCGCTGAGATCCGCCCACTGCCGGCGCGCCGCACCCGTGCTGCGTCCCTTCCCGATCTCGTCTCGCCCAGTTGGACGCCTCCATGCAGGCGTTCGCGAATCGCGCCCGCGCCACCACCGGT